TCATCAGCAGTATTAATTCCATCAATCCATTTAAATGGTATTTTATTTGTTTCCCAATATGTAAAACAAACATTGTAGCCAGATTTTTTATTAAAAATTATTGGCAAAGCATTATGAATATATACATCAGCAAGCTTTGTAGATTTTTCGTACAAAAAACCTATGCCGGCATTATGTAATTTGCTAATTTCTTCTATTTTTTCCCTGCTTGGATCGCCAATATTTTCTTCTATTAAGTCAAAATCATTTTTCAAATATGATTTTAGATATGAAGCAGAATCACTGTACCCTTCAGACTTGTTCAATACTACTGCTGTAGTCCATTGCACTTTCATCTATTTTAAACCCAATCTCTCCGCCTGCCGCAGCCGCTTCTTCTTTCAATCTTGGCAAAGGTAAGCCGTGAATTTTTGTATATTCAACTCTATAATTATACCATCCTTGAACAGCTCGCCACATTCTGTCATCAGTAGTTCGTGCAAGCTCTTCAAGCTCTTCAGTTGATATTAAAAAACTAAGAACGCCCAATGGCATATATACAACCACGTCATAGTTTGAATTTTTTCCCTCTGCATATTTTTTTAAAAGCAATTGAAATTGTCTAATTGTATTCTCTACAGGCTCGCCGGCAAAAAAATCAATATTACCATATGCATTTCTAATCCGAGGGCAGTAATCATCAACTCCTACAATCGTACCAAAACTTCTACAAACCATCGGGCGATGATCATAAATTGTGCATCCATTTTTATAGAATGCGCACCACTTTTCAGTTTCACCGCCAAATTCCCAACTAGTGTCATTCATTGCTTCTTTTAACTTTGATATAACTTCATTAAAAGATTGTTTGGCAAATTCTTCACCTTTATTTTCTAGATCTAAATAATATTTTCTATTTATATTATATGCAATATTTGCACATTCAGCCATATGAATAGTAATACCAATCTTACAACATTTACCTGTGCCGAGGCACTTAAACTTACTAGTATTTTGACGAGCCTCAAGCACCCGAACATGATTATAAAGCATATCGATTTCGCCAAAAATTGCAATATCACTAAGTGCTACTTTTCTTTGCATTATCTACCGTAACCTTTCTTTCTCATTTGTATTTCTTTTCTTTTTTGTCGCTTTCGTTTTTCAACTTCTTTTTGCATTGGCGATTGCGGTCTTCGCTTTACTGTTGAAGCAAGATTTCTGCCTTTTCCTCTAAATCTTAACAATTGATATTTTTCACACCAGTTATACAAACCTTGTGGGGTGATTTCTATATTATAAGTTTGTTTTAATAGTTTAACTATGTCTGTAAGGTTCATCCTCTTGCGAACATAATGTTCGTAAAGCCAGCTTTTATCTTTGTACGGTTCTAGTGCCATTTGCGCTCAACATTAAATAATACCACAAACCAATACCGACTGCATCAATGATGTCATCGTCATCAAGATCTTCTTCGGTCATTTCAAAATGCCCGGTAATAATATCACGCACACGGTCTTTTCTTTCTTTCTTCTTGCTAGCCTCTGTAAGTAGATATTCTTTATCTTGTTTAGAAAGATTTTTATACCCTATTCCACGCTTCCATATCATCGGATTTATATCAATAACTTTAGAACAATAGTTCTGTGCAATACCCCACGAATAGCCAATGATGTAAGAAATGATTCTACTTGTTTGAAAATTTTGAATATATACAGATTGCTCTATAACACATTCATTTGGTTTATACTCATTGCATATCTCAGCCAATCCATCATTTATTGCCTGAAATTTAATATGCATTTCTGAGGACTTGGGGAATTTAATCTTTCCACACTTTATCAAACGAGGTTGCTTAACCCCCATCTCAATTACAGCCCAACCTAAAGAATGTGATGATGGATCTATAGATAAAACTTTAGTAAAATTATTTTTAGCAATAGACTTTATACTCACATTTTTTCTTTTCGAAGCTTTTCTTCGTCCCATCCCCAGCTTACGAGTCTTTGAATGAATCTTTCGTCTTTGCATCTTTCGCATATGTTTTCCTTATTGTAACGAGATAAAATTGTATTACACTCCGGTGTTTCACAGACTCTTTTTTTACCTTTGTTACGTTTTTTTTCGTAATAATTTTCTAATAATTTTTTGTTAGTAACTATCCTTCTGCATTCTGCAGAACAATATATACTGTTGTAAACTTTTGCTTCAAACTTCTTTTTGCATTTTTCGTTTTTGCAAATTCTAAAAACACCACTACCCACTGTCTCCCCAGCATAAAGCAGCCAAATCACAAGAAGAACAATTTTTTGATGTTCGCTTGTATGGTCTGTCAGGAATACTTTGTGTTACAAAGTTTCCATAATATTCTCTGTACTTTTTGAATAATTTATTTATAAAGTCTTGATCTTTTTGAATATATATTGGTAATATCTCTTGATTATTTTTGTTTTCATAAATTACGAAACCAGAATCAAGATTTAAACATTGCATGTATATTTGAGCTTGACGATAGTGTTCATCTTTTGGTTTTTTATAAATCTGTCTATAATGGAAACCCTCAGAGCTAATTGATTTTAACTCTATCAGCTTATCTCCATACCAATTAATAATACCATCTGCCGTGCCCTCAATTGGCGGATCAGAATAAGTAACTGATATTTCTTCATCTACAAGAATACCCATATCTCTAAAATATCCGTATAATCTGTCATGTACAGCATGACCATTATCAAATATTCTATGCGTTTGTGGACTAAAATCTGAAGTTACATCTACACCATCAAATAAATAATACCAATATCTAGAGCATTGATTGGTATAGCTTGGATGAAACCCACTAACTTTTTTAAATATTGTCTCGTTTTTCTTTAAAAGCTGGTCATCTATTGCTTTACACAAAGTGTTTTCTAAATCCGTTGGAGATTTAGATTCAACAACAACCACATCCTTTGGCTTTCTTAACTGTTTTAATGATTTCATTGGTTATAACCGCCCTTTCCGGCAATTTTTAATGCATTTATATTTTCTGTTAGAGCTTCGTACATAGTTTTCCAAATATCATTTACAAACTTATCTTGGTCTGTCATAACCGCAGACTTTCTTTTGAATGCCTGTGATTTTACAATCATTAGTGTTCTATACGCAGCAAGTATATTAGCATACTTAATCGCTTGAGTTCCTAAATAGTGATCTGGATTGTCAATAATGTCTTGGACAACCCTGATGCATTCAATAAATTCATCAGCTTTATCACCCATTTGCTCAGCAATAATTTCTTTATTAATAATAATGTCTGGCATTATTCGTACTCGCTTCCTTTAACTAATTCTTTAAAAACTTCCCAATCAATTATTGCAACTTTTGTTTCAGAATCTTTGCCCATTACTACAGATACGCACGGATATCTATAATTGCTATTCCAAGCATCTTTTGTAATCTTTTTCCAAAATTTATGTGTAAGGGTAAATGTTTTTTCATTATGCTTATAGTCAACCACAAATTTATTCATAACAGCATCGCCCTTCTTAATTCCCCTACCGGAATTTTTAACAGCCTTTGCCTTGTCTTTTTTTATTTCTTCTTTCTCAGTTCTTTTCATCCTAGAATCGCTTTACCAATTTCCGCACGCTGCTTGTCTGTGAATTCAATGGCGGTAAGACCGTTCCACTTCTGATCTTCATAAGAATACCACGCGCCTTTGCGCTGAATGATTTCCATTGCAACAGCGATATCGATTAGTTCTCTATCAACATCTATCTTACCTTCTTGTGGAAGAACATAATAATAACCCGTAGTGCCGATGCTTGGTAACTGCTTTGTCTTTTCAATTGTCCATGTAGCACGTTGACTAGTAATAAGGTTTGTGTCATCTCTTTCCATTTCACTCTTTGACATTGACAGAAACAGTTTAACAATATTATGCATATTGTGATGCACTGTATTACCCATCTTTGCTTTTGTTACAGCAAACATACCGCTAAGATCGACTGTCTGGTGAGCAACAAAGAGCATAACATTTCTTTCTTTATGCAAATAGTTTACTAACTTCTGTAAGAGGAATCCTTGCGATCTTGATTGCAAGCCCATTGCCTTGCCGCCCTCCGGCTTATCATAGAACTCTTCTTTAATAATGTTAGAAAGACTGTCAAATAAAAAGATGTGCTTTTCGTTTGGATGTGTCAGATATTCATAAATATTTTTTAATATCTCTTCTACAATTGTTGACTGCACTACCACAATATCTTTAATATCGATACCGCACTTAGCTGCATATTCATCATTATAAGACGATTCTGAATCAATAATTATTGGTCGATATCCCAGTTTCTGTGCTTCAGCAAGAATTCTAAAGCACATTGTTGTTTTACCAACAGAAGGTGTGCCCCAGAATAAATGCGTTGCACCAGTATTCAACCCACCACCAAGTGCTCTATTCAATCCAATGCTTGGTGTCGGTATCACTTCGTGTACCGGCATTAAATCGCCTTTTCTTTTATCTACTAATAACATTATTTTACACTCCCTCTGAATATCCAACGGTTTACTGTTCTTAACTGAGTATCAGTAATATTATGATACCCTAGATCCTGCATCATCCCCCTAACTGCCGGCGGATTAAATCCCCAGTAATTTGTAGCATCTTTATTCAATTCATCCCCGACATAATATCTTGCCGCAGGGTGTTTAAAATCTAACATATCAACATGAGTTTCTATGTAAACTGTACCACTACATAAAGATTTTGCTATCTCAAGATATTGCATTGGATTTTTTGCATGATATATAACACCAAGCATTAATACAACATCAAATTTTCCTATATTTATAGATTGAAGATCTTCAACGCTTGCAACAAGTTTTTCAACCTTAGAACTAAGTTGTTTGCGAGCAAGCTCAAAACCTGCATCACCAGTGCCATAAACACCCCCACCCATCTCCCATTTCTCTTCCCAAACAAATTTATCTGACGCTACGATTCTTTGCGCATTTCTTTTCTCACAGGCAAATGAATAAAATCCATCCCAGGCTCCAATGTCAAAAACAGTCATACCTGTCATATCTTTCGGCAAGCCTAGGTTGTCAAAAGTATCCTGTGATTCCTTGTTTAGTCCCGGTGTAACAGTGCCATTGATATCAATACAATGCCACCAGTTAATACTGTTTATTTTTTCCAAAAGACTATCAGACATATTCCTCCTGTTTGATGTTTTTTCTTTTAATATAATCTTCTATGGTAATCAGTTTATCAGCAGAATCGAGCTTGAAAGAGTCAAGTCGATTAAGTGTTTCCTTATCTTCGACTCTTGATAGTCGTGCTA